GTGTGGAAATTTGTCGCATGATAAGAGTCACATGTAACTGTACCTCAGGAATGGGTCCAAACTCTTGATAGTTGCATGTTTGAATTAATGCTTCAGTTTCTAAAGAGTTTTCATCCCATTCTACTCGCATTCTTATAGAATAATTTGAATCGTTGGGAAGTCTACTTAAAAAATCATATACGGCATCTGTATTATCGCCTATAAATTTCAACTGTATAATTGGTTCACGTTGTCTTCCAAGTATCTCTCTTTGATCACCGAAATTATCTACTATTACCGTGGTCTCTCTTTCAGGATAAGAGATTTCCATTGTTTCAGCTATGAGAAGCGTGAATATTTCATTGTCTTCATGTAATGATTGACATTCTAATCTAACACTCATATGGTTTGCATCCCTACAATTCCTTTAAACGTTGCTCCTTTATCGACAGCATCCAATGCCCATATCAGCTTGGCAAACTCAAAATCATTGAGCCCAGCTTTTTGCATGGTCGCTGTGGGGAAGTCTCCGACTTCATGAAAGAACTTTTTATTGATGAGCACGCCATTAAACGGACCATCCACAAAATTATACTTATTTCTTATTGCCGGGTAAAGGATATCTGTATCTTCTTTGACAAAAGTCAGAAATCTTTTTTCAATGTATGGTGGCACTCGGCTTCCTGCAAATAACAGAAAACCCCACTCATGTTTAAGTCGCTTCATGCCAGCGTTGATTAAACTGGTGATTGTGTCTGTGCCTTTATGAATGGCCGGACAATACGTTTTCAGTTCAATGATTTCTTTGGGTGATATGGCCTTAGGAACAATTGCTATGCATTCTCTATCATAACAACTATAACTTATGGACCCTATGCTGTTCTTCAGTCCTGCTGGGCTCCGATCGGGGCACAGCACAATGAATCCGACATCCATATGCTTCTCACTTTCTAGGAGAGCAAGATATCAAAATCGATTCGAATAATGTCGTCTTCCGAGAGAGCAGAGGAAAGCACAAACGTTCCTGCGGCATGACTCGGCGTGTAATACATTAGCGTCCATGCGTCGTCCACTAATGGTCCTGGTACGTAAACGGCACCATTATCGAAGATTCTTACTCCGTTAATGTATACTTGTAGCGAATCCTCAATGTATACTGTGGATACAGAGGTCGCTTTGTAATTGATAAAATCTGGAGTTCCATCAGCGTGAACCGGCAAAAGACCGTAGTAATGTCTGTGGGCTGCCGAAGCTGGAAACGCCATATTGAACTTGATTTTATTCGGTGATGTAATCGAAGGAGTAATCGTATCTGAGCCTTCAAAGATCACAACGCCAGAATCGAACTCTATAGTGGCACTGCCGTCTTGATCAACTTGCATTGCCAAACTTGTAGCTTCATCTGAAATCAGGTCCAGTTTGTCCGATTGATCTTTAGTCATTCGAACGTAGTCATCTGAGTCTCCATGAGACTCAATGCTATGCAGGGCATTATTTATCGAAGATGCCTTAAGACTTCCATCTGCGTTAATCGATTGATTGAGTCTATTAGCCATTGATCCTTGTGTTCCAATGGCATCTCGCATTTCTTCTAACACATCATCTAAAGACAAGTTGATAAGATTCTGTCGCTGAATGATGTTTTTGAGCGGTAGATTATCCACTTCCCAGTGATATGGATCGTTAGGAGCATAATAAACTGCTGGGATTAACTCAATTCTTGGCATTGGATCTCCTCAATACTCTTGACACTGTGCTCTGATTGATATTTAGTTGTTCGGCGATCTCTTTTCGAGGAAACCATGGACATGCAAATTAAATAAAGTTAAGGCGCCAATTAAATGTTATCTGCATGTCTGATGTTTTACTTAGATCAGGAAATGTTGTCATGCTGTAAAGATCTTCATTTGCCATCTGAAGAGCCATCTCGTTGATCACAACGCCTACTGCTTCATCAAACTTGATGACAGAGGTGAATATCGCTTGTGTGGGGATGGAAGAGTCAATGTTAGCCAATACTGGCTTAGAGACTTGAGTGGTGCCAAATAGGCCGTTACGGCCCGCATCAACGAACTTCTTGACTCCACTTTGGGTTCCACCATCGCCGAACAACATTCGAGTGATGTAGAAATCGTAACCACCTTCATTTGTCAAATCATTGGCAAGACTTTTTGTCAGCGCTCTTCTTCCAGTAAGTAGAACTGTGTTTTGGTAATCGAGATATTTCTCTTCATAACCTAAACGCTCTACCATTATGGTGACATCGCCTATCGAACGCACTTGATCATTTATATTATTCATATTTCACCTTCTTCAGTGTTTCCATCTTTCGTTTCAATAGAGAATGAAATTCCTTCTTCTTGATTCACATTTTCTTGAATTCCATTTTCTTGTCCACCAGAAAGAGCCACAATTGCTACGTTTGAATCTATGGTACTTTCGATTTCACGAATCACTATATCGTGTCCGTCTCGATCCAGATGATCAAATACCACAAATTGTACGTTAATTGGTTCTTTGGGGAAATGAACTAAACTGTATGCAACTGCCGTCCCGCCAGCAGTTTGTGTAGTCCAACTTTGTTCTCTTCCTGACAGCGTTATTTCTTCGGCGTTCCATTCTAATATGCGGAAAAATTGTTCGCCAATCTTGAACATGTAGTTCTCTTTGAACTTGTTGTCATCGGTAATAACGACCGGTGGATTGGTGCCGTTGACAATTCCAAATTCTGCTTCATGATCGGCAAAAGTAGTTAGATGTAATCCTCGATAACCAAAAAATCCAACAGAGTTTCTTAATAATCTTCGACGAGTCTTTATGGAAATTCCCGCCACATTTCCTTTGGACCAACTGGTTATCCAGAAATCATTTCCATGAAATGCAACGATTTCATATTCTGTGCCGTCATAGTACAGAAAATCTCCACGATGAATGAAATTTTCAATGTCCGTCAAATTGACGTCATTAAGTTCCACATATCCTCTGTATTCTCCTTCTAACGAGCTAACAGTGCTTGTGACTGCTGTTACGTCCAAATCTGTCAATAGCGTATAAGACACATTAGACGCCCCAACAACTGGAAGCGAACCATCATCTTCAAGAAGCAAAACTCCATTTATGATGTCTATGATTTCGTATGGAGTAGCAGAATATGCAGGAATAGAAACTTTCCATGCTCCGCCAGTGTAATCTGGCGTATTGGAAATGTCCCATTGTGTTTTGACGCCAATTTCTGTGAAACTCACAGTAGCATCAGACAAATTGATATAATTGTCTTGAGTGATAGATGTGGAAGTGTTACTGAATATCCCGTTGGACAAGTTGAATATAAACGAAGATTCATTAACCGGCTCAATCGTACTTGATACAATACGAGCCGTATTGCCAGAGATTTGATCTATCGCATAAGTTCCTGTATTGGGCGATGGAGATAGCACTTCTAGAATGTTCTCTTGGCCACTAACACCTAAATCTGATAAAATATCATCCACAACAATCAAAGCCACATGATCGTTGTAACCTGTGCCATAAATACCAGATGCAACAGTGATTTTGTCAGCAAGTTCATCACGTGTAATTGTCCAGTTGCTATACAAGCCATCTTCCATAGTTCTATGGAAGATAGGATTGGCTTGACCAGACAAAACATTTTCTATGTGATCAACGGCAACCAAGAAATCAATTTGTTCTACTGGCGAATGTACAAACTCCACTACTTCACCAGAGAAATTGATGGCATGAACTTCAGCATGGAAAGGCATCTGTTCATTCAAGATGTCTTGTACTTCGGCAATGCGATCATTGTTGATTTCTTCGATTGCCACATCTACAGAAAACTTGCTGCTACGACAAGCGCCACAGGGATCTAGAAATTCCGGTCCAATGTTGCAGGCATCAAAAGATGGTCTTGTGCTACCATTATATTCTTCCATGTTGTAGATGTTTTCGCCATAAGGAAACTCTGTCCTAATGAAACCAAACACCAACGGATCATGATATGGATGTCGCACTGGAACTAAAACACCAAACAAAGGATCTTCTTCTGCAATTAAACGCACGTTCCAATTTTTCAACGGGAAGGCTTGATCTGTTTCATCTCGGTTGTCGGCAAGAGGCAAAGCCCGAATGTAGTTTTCTAGTTGTTGCTCGCTAGCATCAGGTACTTCTTTGTATTCGTAAAGAACCTTGATAATATCGCCATCTGTTAGTACGTCTCCCGACCAAGTCATTCTTAGCACGAAATCGTCACCTAATACAAATGTTGCATTGCTGCTATCGACAACTGTGTAATCGTCATCTCCCACGTATCGTACTGAAAGGTCGAAATTATCATCGTCGATCGGCGTAACCATAGTTTCTTTTTGAAGTTCGAACGTGTTGTTTCCGTCATACAAGAAAGATTCTTGTTGCGTGTAAGGAGAGGTCAATTGCCAAAACTGTGTATATTTCTTTAAGGACATTCCACATTGCGCAAAAGCATCTTCAAGTCCAGAATAGGTTCCTTTTTTCTTGAACAATGGAATGGCTTCTTTGATTTGCCTTCTCCACAATGTAGGGTCATTGGATTTCAACTTCAGATTGAAGAAATTCGACAGATACATCAACAACGATTCATGTAATGCGTTAGCGTCAAAAAGATCGATTATTTGATTTGCAGAGTTTTCTAAGTAAGTAAAACCATCAGCGATCGCTTCGTTGAGTTTCTGTGTGGTAATAGGCGTCAAGTCATTATCAGAAATAGTCGACTTGTACATCTCTGGAAGATATCGTTCCAGCAATGTGGCGTACTTCTCATCGGCTGTGAGGTGAGTGGGAATTGTGATGACGGCACGAGGATCACCTGACAATGGAAAAGAGATATGTGCTGAAATTGTTTCATTCACACCTGCCTGCATAGTCCATGTCCAACATGCAAAGTAATCACCTTCACGCACAGAGCCTTCTGGCCTCCATTCGTAGGTGAAACGACCATATTGCGTGTTGCCGTCTTCGTCTTCTGATACATTCACTAACGGGGAGTTGGTAGTATCACTGGATAGCCACGCTGGGAAATTTTCAGAACCCACCACTTTAATTGGAGCAGCATCTTTGTAGTAAAAGGTTGAAGTCATCCGAGTAGATTCAAGAAGCAATTGAGCTTCTTGAAGTCGAAACATATTTTCGTCAGTTGGACTATCACAGACATTTTTCTGTGCTATCGCCACAAGATCGACATATGTTTGATTGTCGATAGTTTTTTCGTATTCACCATAGTTGGCGTCCAAAAAGCTTCTCTCTATGTAATAGATGGTTAGCTTATTGACCTTATACGGATTAACATCGAAACACCCCTCTGCATTAGGGCATTCCATTTCAATGGAAATCGTATCGGTTGTTCTTGGATTTTCGTTTGTTTTTTTGATTGTCATTATTCATACACAAAGTTAACTTCAATGGATACCGGACGACTTATTTCATAGTATTTCGCTACAACTGTTTCACCGGAATTGGATTCATTTTCTGTTTGGAAATCGACATCTATGCTGTCTATTTCTTTCATGTCGGAAAGCTCTTTTATAAGATCAATCCCATTTAATGTTTTTCCATAATTCCAATTGTTGAGAGTAAAGAAATTAAAAGTATGTCTGTCAATTCGTTCTCTATATTCTTCTTCAAATTTACGATAGAACTTATCAAGGGTGATATCAACAGTAATATCTACAGGAATGATTACTCCGTCTTTTATGCACACTAAATCTGTGATCATCTTTACTTCATCAAGAGCTTCAGACAATGCTGATTTTAATTCACTGGAAGCTTCTTCTAAAATTCCAACATCATCTAATGCTAAAACATAAAGATCTATTACGTTGGCTGAACATCCATGATTTCTTAATATAGCTTTTGATTTTCCAACTTGACCATTGTATTCTGTGGCGAATTGATCCACAAAACCTTCATAGTCACTTCCTGTCACTACACGGTTTTGAGTTCTCGTCCAAATAGGAAGTTTCCTTTTGATATCCAGAATTGTATCGCCAGCATATCCATACTCGCCTCTTGTGTAGTTCGTGAATGTTACTGGGACACGAAAGTTGAATCCTGGAACCAGGAAGTTTCTTTGGATGTTGACAATTCCCGTGACGATGTTGCCTTCTGGTCCGCCACCTACTCGATAAATGATTTGTATTTCGGAACCATCTGAAGGAATGAAACCTGCTGAATTGTTTCCAAACATCACATAGGCATTGTAATCAGGATCATATTCAACTCGAAACTCAAGACGAGGTTGAGAATCGGTGAAATAATTTACTACTTCCCATTCAATACCATCAACCTTTACACGAATAGAATTCCAAAGCACAGGGCCTTCGTCTAATTGAATATATTGATTTATTTCACCACTGCCTGGATAGCTCTGTACAAATGTTTGTCCTTCTAACCCAACAATTTTACTGTTAATGAAATTCCCTGCTGTAATGTAAATGGGCTCATCAAAAATAGGTTCGTTGTTGGCGTCAGCCGGAAAGATCTCTATTGTTTTAGGTCCATTTTCCGTAGTGATTTCAAATGTTTGCGGAGCATTAATGACAAGATCTGTATCTAAGGCACTGGTAATAGTTGTTGACCACATGGCTTTAGAGGCAATTGGCGGTTGTGGTTTGAATCCCACCAATAAAGCTAAACGAAATGCATTGTCTACTTCACTTACAGTATCGATGAATATTTCATTGGCAATTTGATCCATCTTGAAAGACAAAGTGTCAGCAATAAATGCCCAATTTTCTATGAGCATGACAGCTAAATCTGATTCAACAAAATCGTTGAAACTATCTCCGAATCTTTCTTGAATAAATTCTATCAATCGAGTTTTCAAAGCCCAAAACTCTTGATTCGTGTAGTTTAAGTTAACAAAATTTGGTGTTTTTACCAAGTTGGATTGGTCATAAGGTGTAACTTCAAAAGGGCAACCTTCGTTCATGTTTAACTCCCCGCTAATGGTAATTCTAATACCAATTCTTGAATTACCGTAATGTTTTCTGGATCATAGAAATCGATCTGAATACTCAGAATATGCTCTCTATCATATTGTGGGTCATCAGGATGCAATTGATTGGGATCAATATTTGGCGTGACATGAATGTCTTTGATTTGAATTCTAGGTTCCCAGGTATCAATTGCTTGTGCTATCATTATCTCAGCATCAACTGCCAATGATTCATCGTTTGGCTCAAACAATAATTCTCTAAGAGGAGTGCCAAATTGAGGCAACATAACTCTTTCGCCGGGATTAGTCAGAATTAGTTGGAGCAAATCTGATTTTATGATATCTACTCCTTTTTTCTGTGCCATTAGCCCACGTGAGGTTTTAGCCAATGGATATTGCAATCCTATAAATGTGGTTATTGTTCCTGCCATTAATCCCCTTTAGCTTGTTGGCAACATTGATTCTTCTTCTGGTGGTTCTTCTTCGCCACCTGCTGCACCTGTTCTCTCTATGCAACCTTTACCTAGTCCTTTTCCGTTACATCCTGGAGGAGCCGGACATCCTCGTTCATCTGCTGCATAAGCAGAAGCAAACACTCGTTCGCTCATCGCTCTCTCTGTCCAATGAAGAATACCTGTAAGAGGGCAAAATACTGGACAACGAGCAACAATGACATTATATAGACAAGGTCCGCAACACTTGCCATCTGGTGGCGGAGGACAATCTCTTCCTGCCATGAGCAGAATTTGCTTCTCTGCAAAGAAAATGTGTAGTTCTCCTGAATATCGGAAGTGGACATCTTCTGTAACTGTCATGAACTGCTTACTTACATAAGTAAATTTGTCTGAAGGATTGCATTCATAATCTCCAACAATGACAACATCATTATCATATGTCTGTCTTATAGAATGGCCTCCAGCACGTAAGAAGACCAAACCAGGTTCTCCCTTAGGTCTTCCTTGGAACCTCATAATATGAGGTCCACGACAGTCACATTCTTTACAAGAATTGCAGTTTTCATCTGTATCAGGATCTATGCATTGTGGATGATAGATTTGAATGAATTGTTTGTCGGTCTTTTCTTGTGAATTGTCATCGTTGAACCTCATCTCTAGACCGTATCCAGATTTGATTTTAATGTATGCTTTGGTTGCTTTTGCTACAGCCACGCCTCCTTCTTTGCGGCAAGGACTACACTGCAAATTCATGTGGTCGACCATTTTAATTTGATGTCCGCTTGTGCTGTGAATATGCACGCCACGTCTCGGTCCAGCATGATCTGAAGGACATGCTTGGCAATCGGATTCGCATTCTCCGCCACTTGATTTTGCACCTTTGATTGTTTCATCATTTAACTGAATGAAACTTCCATTGGCACTTCGCATTTCTATGAAGTTTTTCCACCCTCGTACTTTGGCTGGTTCTTCAAAATCGCACATAGTCATGGCGTGACCAGTAGCAGATTTCATGTAATATGTTCCGAGATATTTCTCGTTACATCCAAAATCGAAATCTTTGGTAGATCGTTGCCAATCTGATTTGCCTCGTGGCTCTTCTACAGAATCATCCATGACCATGCTGTGGCCACTGATAGAAAGAAATTGAATGCCAGATTGTGGCAAATCACAACGATTGTTTTGCGGAGTTCCCGGACCTTTATAAGGACGACATTCGTTCTTGTTTTTGAAGTTACGATTGCTTCCAGGTTGAATCTTGTGTTTGGCATGAGGTGGATCTGGAACATCGCCTGGTGTTCCAGTTTCGCCAAATTCGAAACTTGCTGACACGGATGTGTCTGTGCCACTTACTTCACTATAATTTAATACCTGTGGTTGTTTGCATCCCGGTTGACATTTTTCAATGTTAGTGTGCAGAGTTTTAGAACTCTCTGCTGGCTCTCCAAGCATGTTTGTAAAGTAAGGACTTGGGTTGTCATGCACTGAACATGCTTCTACACCCGGTCCTCCCGGATCTGGAGGACAATCAGGATGAGCCCATTGTCCTCCGTAATGCAAATGATCATCTTTGAAGATCATCCAATTGCCACCACCACTTTGAATCTCCATTCTCTTCCATCGACGGTTGCATTTTGGATCTCCATCCACCATCTTAAGCATATGTTTTTCTGGAGTCTTAAAACCGTAAATGTGTGGATAAGTGAGTTGCCATTGTTGCTTCGGATCTTTTATGAATTCTCCGGCACGATCTATGTCTAAAGCGTTGTAACTCTCAGTGTTCCATGGAGGTAAGACTTGATCTTCCGGTCCATGAAAAAATCCACCTCTATTTTCTTTATAGATCTCCCATTCTTTGAAAGCAACAGGAAAGCCTTTT